TGCAATAACATTTGAATCTGCGTTTCTTCTTAATTCAAATTTATCTTCTAATTTAAAAGCTTTTTTAAGATTACCTTTTTCATCTTTAACTTGAAGTTTCATAATTAACAAATCTACAAGAACAGTTAAATCTTGAAAATTATTTGATTTTTTAAAGATTATGTTTTTTTCTTCAAGTGTTAAAGGCTCAGAATAAAATATTGATGGATTACCAGCTTCGTCTTTCCATTCAGGAACTTCAATAGTAATAGTCTGTAAAGTCTCAAAATGAGATTTAACTCTATCTATAACTGACATAAATTATGATTATTCAGTTCCTATTGTCAAAGCACCTGTTCCTTGAAAAGTCACATTTCTAGCAACAATACCATCTAAAGGCTGTGATACAGACATACCTGTAATTATACCAGCACCCTCAAATTTTCTGTCTCCTGTTGAACTTCCCTCAGGTAATAATTTAAAAGTGACACTTGACCCAGCAGTTAATTGAGTTTGAACACTATCTGTTTCGTCAAAGTGCATTTCTAAAGTACCTGAAAATGATGTTCTACCAGCTATGAAACTTTTAGCACCATCTGACATTTGTGTAGATTCAACAACATCTCCTGTTGTTTCAAGAGTGAAAGATGTAAGTTCGCCAACTGCTGACCCACCTACTACTACTTCGCCCTCTTTTCCATGATGTACTGCCATTTTATTCTCCTATAATTAATTTGTTTATATTAGTTTTCTTCTTCATCGTCAATATCTTCGTCATCCATATCTTCATCAAAATCATCTCCTGAGTCATCTTCCCACTTCTCATCTTCCTCTTGGTCTCTCAGATCAGCAAGTAAGTCTTTCACTTCTTCACATAACATTGATTCTTTGTCATGCAATTTCTCAATACTATCTATCTTCTTTTCTATCTTATCAATAATTTTATCTTTACTAGCCATATCTTCTCCTTGTTTATGGTGTTCCAGCTTGGAACTCATAAGTACATCTAACAACCATTCTAATACCACCAATAGGAAACAATGTACCCTCGTCTGTTTCTACACTTGTGATTTCTGTATCAAGTGCGTTGCCACTTCTTGTAATATCAGATTCTAACTCTGTTTCAATAGCTGTAATTAATTGATTTCTTTTAGTATCAATATTAACTTCAGCACCCTTAACAAAACCAAGTATAACAAAATCAATAGTACCTATTCTTGTTTTAGCACCACTTCCCATCTCAGCATCTTCTCTAGTTTCTTCAGATGTTTGAACTATTACTGCTGGGTATTGTTTGTCTGATAATTCGTCTAATTGAAATGGTTGTCTTGTAGCTTTTTTAATTGTTATTGGGCTACTTATACCTGATATAGTTGATAAAAGGTTTGATGCAATATTTTCTCGTACACTCATAATTTAAACTTCTGTAATTCTTTTTCTATAAATCTGTTGAATTGCTTACTTATAATCTTTTCTGTTCTATCATTAAAGCCAAAAAATTCTCTTTTTGGTGTATTTAATACTTGATTAAATAATGCTCTCTGTCTCATTTGTGCATTTGAGAAACCTACTGATATTTTATTTGTTCCTGTTTTCTTAATTGTTCTACTTGATGGAGTTAAAGCACCTAACATTCTTCCTGAATAAAACAAATCTACTTTAAGTGGCTTACCCTCTCTCTGTAATTGTTTTCTATAAGACTCAGAGTATTGTGCAAATGGTACATTTCTAAAATCAATACCTTTAGCTGTTTTTGTTCTTATAATGTCAAGCAAGTGAAAACCAGCCTGTAATAATCCTTTATCAATTATTCTTGGAAATTTACTTTGTAATCTGCTGTATCTTTTGGATATTTGTTGTGCGTTAGTTTTAATCTTTAAATCTAAAGCCATTATCTAGTCAATCTTCTAAATCCATGTAAAGGCTCTCTTTCAGAAACTTGTATAGTGCCATCTCCTGTCTCATCATACTCAACACCATCTTCTAAGATTGTTCTCCATTCTTTGTTGTACTCTGACATATAATACTCAGCCATTCTTTCAAATCTGTCTTTCTCTGTCTCAGGTCTAAATTTAGTTAATGCTGGACAAAAGAATCTACCTAGAAATAGATATACACCAGCCCTCTCAAACTGATCTAAATTAACTTTAGTATCTACCATCTCGGCAGTATTTAATACTGTAATATCTGTAAATATATTTGTTTTGTAAGTTTGCCACCACTCTACTCTAAGCTGTCTTAGAATATCATTTGTTGTTTGTGCAAAGAAATTAACAGCTTCAGTATCAGTTGAAGCAATACCAAAACCAAAAGCATCAGGTTGATACTTAGTGACATCACTTGCAGTTATAACATTTGCACCTGTATAATTAGCCATAAACTACTTCCAAATAAAATAAGCTACAATTAAAACTAATGGTATTGAGTACATTGGGTTATTTTTAGCTTTTACCCATACCCACTTTGACCACTTCTTAGCTTTCATCATTATAAATTTGTTCATTTCTTTTTCCTTGTTTTTCTTTTCTTGGGTTTAAGTTCAACTACTTTATCAGAAATGTCTTTTACTGTCGCTTTTTTAATTTCTTTTTTTACTTCATCAACAGGAGTAAAACCTCTTGATGTAAAATGTTTAATATTAGCTTCGTATTGGTCTTTTGCTCTTGTTATAGTTTTTTTACCATTTGTTAATCTAATGTTCATAAATTCTCCTATTGATTATCAGGGAGATTTCTCTCCCTGATAAAAGTACGATTATTGGATTGATGAATCTACGTTTAATTCAACACCATAACTATCGTTAAGTTCTCCTGTACCATATACAGCAGTTGCTACAATCTCGTCTGCTCTTAGAGACGCATCTCTTTGAGTTTCGATTTTTAGGTCTTGCATCATAGCCAATGCTAACGCATCTCTATGGAAGATTGCACCTTTGTAATCTCCTGTTGTACCTGGATTATTGCCTGAGTTGTCAGCCATATTTGAAGTTTCAAATATTGGAACACCAGCTACATTACCAACAAAACCTGTTCTTAAAGCTTCGTTTGATAATTCTGTATCTCTACCTACAAATGTGTTTGTTAAATTACTTTTTAAATCAAACGCATTTAATGGATGAAATACACCAGCTAGATCAGACATTGGAACTGCATTTTTTCTAAGTAGTGCTACTGCATTGAATACATTAGATGCACTTAGAACTGCTGTTCCATCATTAACTTCTGTAGAGAAACCATCAAATAACGCAGTTAAATCTGTGTCAATTTTTTTAGCGATTGCTTCTCCAAACAATTTACCAATATCTCCAGCAACATTTCTTGGTGCTGAGTTTCTTGCTAAATCAGTTAAAGTTGTCATTATACCAACTTCACTTGCTGTGATAGTCACAGAAGTTGGGTTGATAGCTGTGTTAGATAAATCAGTTGCTTCTGCTACTGCTGAAGCTGATACAGTTCCATAAATCGGAACTTCTACTGACTTTCCACCACCTGTTATTGCATAGTTTCGTACTAGAGGTCTCATAGTTGATTGCTCTGATGCTACGAATAATGCTTCTGCTACAATCTCAGTATATAGTTCCGAGAGTGTAGAACTTGTGCTTTCGTTTGCCATTTTATTTTACCTTTATTATTTATTGTTTAAATTAATCTGAACAGGAGCAGAGTCTCTTTGTTTGCGATATTCTGCATACTTCTTACGATCTTCTGCTTTGCTCATATCTAAATCCTGAATATTAAATGGTTTTACAGTTTTACCCTCGATGCTACTCTGACTACCTGTGCCTGACAAAGACCCTTTTCGGAAATGTGGGTTAGCATCTAAAAACTCTTTAACTCTATCTTCTATCGTTAATAGTTCCCCTTTTGGGTTGTATCGTATGTTCTTATTATTATCAAGTATTTCTATTCTACCATCATCATTATAATTAACTTCATTCTTTAGCAAAGATACTACTTGGTCAGGAGCAATAGCATTGTTCTTAGAAGCTAAAGATAATATAGAGTTATCTACATTAATCGTTTTTACTTTAGCTTTCCAATCAGCTAACTCTTTGTCTTTATCAGCTATTCTTTGTTTCATAAGATTTTCAAGATCAGCTTTTGTTTTTGCTTCCTGTATTTCTTTTTCTTTAAGTATTTCTTCTTCTTGTTTCTTAGCTTCGTCTAACATTCTTTGATGTTTAGACTTCTCAGCTTCTAGTCTTTGCTTGACAATTCTATCTACATCTTCTTGATTAAATGTTGGTGTTGGTTTCTCGTCAGTTTGAGTTTGTTTAACTTCAGCTTCCTGAACATCATTTTTCGGTTGATTAACCTGTGTGTCTTCTGACATTGTTTCTCCTATTTATTTATATTATAAGTTCGCCTTTACTATCATACCAATCAGGATTGACATAACTAAACTGATGTCTGCAATTATACCCACCTCTTACTACAAGTGGATTGCCTGATTTCTTACCTGACCATGATCTACTTTGCCATAAATCCTTGATCTCGTTGATGGTAAAAAGTCCACCTTTTCTCTTGTTATATACACCATTTACTAAATTTCTGCAAAGTTCTCTAGTTGTAGGTATTACATCTCCATAGTATTTAACAAAAGTCAGCCCAGCATCCCTTGATTTATTGAAGTTTAAGGTTGCATCAAAATCTCTTAAAGAATCGTTTAATATTTGACTAGCATATCTTTTCATATTTTCTCCAGCCCTGTCTCTTGCAAATTTAGTTTGAAGTGTCTGTATTGATCTATCTACTTGTGCCTTTTTAGACTTGTTGTATTTGTTTCTATTAATGTAATCTATAAGCTTTTGTGCTTCTGCATCATCTGAACTTGCATAAATACCATTGATGGTTTGTCTTAGTTCTTTTTCTAATTCTGTAAATTCATTTCCTACTAATACATTCTGATATGTGACTTCTGATAATTTTCTTGTAAATGTATTTGAAACATCTTTAAACTGTGTAAAGTATTGTTGCTTTAAATTTTTAACTAAAGCTAAATCTCCCTTAGTAAGTTCTTGAAATTCAGGTGGAATATTACCTATTCTCTTAAATGCTTTCTCAATTCTTTTAGCTTGTTTAGTAAAACCCTCTCTGACAACTGTATCTGACCAAGCTAGATATTCTCTATCAAGTATTGCTTTTATCTTTGGTCTAATTGCTATTGCACTTTGAAGTTCTATAAGTCTGCCATCAGTAGTTCTTCCTAAATCTTTATTGGCAAGTGCTACTACTTCTCTTTCTATTTTATCTAAGGCTTTTACGAGTGATCTATAATAATTTGCTTCAGCTATCTCAATTTGTTTGATACGATACTCGGTTGATTTTTTTACAATATCTGACATTCATTAAATTTCTTCTTGCTCTACTTCTTGATCTTCTTGTTCAGTTTCATCTTGTGTAAATTGACCAACTTCTGAAGCTGAGTCTATTTCATCAA